TTCTGTATGAGAATAGTAATATGACCTATAGGCTTGTTCATTTGCTTTTCCTAAACACATTCCTAGACATAGTCCAGCCAAATAAGGCAAAAACATATAATATATGATACTTATATGTTTTTACAAATAAAACTCTGCAAAATGAGCGTTTTCAATTTTCAAAGGTGTAATAACAATATATGGAATACAATTATAAATACAGATAATATGTGTGCTTCCAAGATGAGTTGAATCATTAAAAAATAAAATTATATATAATAATTTTATTATAAAGATAATATATAATGGAATCCGATTTCAAACCTCCCTACGTTAAGCTTGTTTATGATACTGACAAGATTACAGACCTAATCACAAATATAATACTGATTCACGATCAAGTTGGAAATTATAATGAATTTGTCGATGGATGTAATCCGACAACATTCCCAATAGTTTACAATTATACTTCTACGAAAACGGAATTAACCGAAGTATTAAATAAATTCAATAAAATTAATCGAATTGCTGTCGTATGTCACGGAGACTCCTCATGTCGGTTCTTAGACATGGAATCATTATTTTCTGAATCGAATACCAACTTTTTTATTGAGATTTCCAAAAACATAACAAATCTCGATTTCCTAGCTTGTAATACGTTACAATATGATACTTGGAATACGTTTTACGATGCGTTAAAAAAGGATACATCTGTTATCATTGGTGCGTCGAACGACGAAACCGGTAACTTGAAACAAGGCGGAGATTGGATATTGGAATCCACCAAAGAAGATATAGTGAATGTTTATTTCACTGATAAAATTGAGAATTATCAAGATACGCTTGCAACTTATAATTATACTAGTTCGAATCCAGGTGATTTGGGAGTAACATATACATATGATACAACAACACGTACTGCAAGTGTTATCGGTCCTAATACTTTAGTACTCGCAAATATGAATATACCAAGTACAATAACCGTCGGAGGAACACAATATACCGTTACAAGTATCGTATATTATGCATTTCGTAATTGTTCAGGATTGACTGGAAGTTTAACAATTCCAGTAGGTGTTATAAGTATCGGAAATGGTGCATTTATTAATTGTTCAGAATTGAATGGAAGTTTAACAATTCCAAATACTGTTACTAGTATCGGAGAAGGTGCATTTTCGAATTGTTCAGAATTGACTGGAGATTTAACAATTCCAGTAGGTGTTGAAAGTATCGGAGATTATGCATTTCTTGATTGTTCAGGATTAAATGGAACTTTAACAATTCCAAATACTGTTACTAGTATCGGATATTCTACATTTCGTGATTGTTCAGCATTGACTGGAGATTTAACAATTCCAGAAGGTGTTACAAGTATCGGAGATTATGCATTTGCAAATTGTTCAGAATTGACTGGAGATTTAACAATTCCAGTAGGTGTTGAAAGTATCGGAAATTATGCATTTACACGTTGTTTAGGACTGACTGGAAATTTAACAATTCCATCAAGTGTTAAAAGTATCGGAGATTATGCATTTTATATTTGTTCAGGACTGACGCAAGTGATATTTAATGGAGTTATTGAAATCGGTTCAAAAGCATTCAGGGGGTGTATTTTTACATCCGTAGATCTCCTACCAGATTCAGCGTATGTTTCTACAGATGAAGTAGATGAATCAGGTGAATCAGTAAATAGTTTTGATTCAACTGTCATAATTAATTTCATTTGTTTCAACAAAGGAACGACTATTTTATGTTTGAATGCAGAGCTAATAGATGAATATATTCCTGTGGAATCTTTAAAAGTAGGTGACTTGGTCAAAACTTACAAGCATGGATATCGCAGGATAGCAGTGATGCTTTCTTATCATATGCGAAACGATTCAACACGGTTTGGTAAGTCTCTGCATCGAATGAAGAAAACCGATACAATGACAGCGGATTTAATTCTTACGGGTTGGCATTCAATTCTAGTAGACGACCTAGGAGATTATGAGACGGAGAACACGAAACGATTCGGTGAAGTTCAAATAATAGATGATAAATACTTGTTACTATGTGCAATCTCTCGTGATTTTACTATGCTAGAAGACACAGATGATCACTCAGTATACCATTTTTGTTTGGATGGCGATGGAAATGAAACTGCGAGATACGGAGTTTATGCGAATGGTGTATTGTGTGAAACGCCATCAATTGCTATGATCAATAAAAAGTCGTAATTACGTTTCTGTATGATATATTACACCTTTAGACATTCAAATACGCCAGACCCTCATACCTCGGAGGGAGAGGTTCGGCGTTTAAAATGTGCAAGACTCGAATATTTATTTTTTAATCCTTCTTTGGTATGCGTTTGTTATTGTTATACTTGTTATAGATTGCGCCAATACTTATTACTGGCATCGTAAATGGCCAGAAAAACCCAGAAAACAATCCAATAAAGGTACAACCTGTTATATTTACAAATGATGTAATCGCTGAATTTGGACCACGCGGGCTGATGTCGTCCATGAATTCTCCAAACACACCAGAAAAAAATCCAACTGCTGTTGTGAATATCGCTAACGGAGCACCAATCTTTGCGTATATGTCAATAATCTCGTCGCTGATATCACCCATAATATACAAATATACACAAACACCTTTATACATTTTTCAAATGTTATTTACACTATCGTAATTTTCATTATTCTTTTTCGTCTGCCAATAACTGTAGTACTTTATCTACATCATCTAATATTACGCTTTGTTGAATTATTTCCGAAGGGGCTACTTTAAACGGCGTAATACGTTTGATTAATTCAATTTGGGACTCGGAAATTTCACCGAAAATCATTGTGAGTATATCAATAATCATTTGATGAGAGCACAACGTCATATGAACATTCACACCGATTCTACCGGGTCGCAATAAAGCCTTGTCTATTTTGTCAGGATAATTGGTAGTTGCAATAATGACTCGCCCTTCCGATGATTCCAGCCCGTCTAACTTGTATAATAGATATCCCAAATTCAATTTATCCTTTTCTAGATTGAGTCGTTCGCGAATCATATCTTTATCATTACACGATACAAGTAATTTATCGGACATTGACATTTCATCTACAATTGAACCACCTAAAGTATTAGCGGTGGTTGTAGGATCACGATTACGAGCAACAACGCCCTCCATACAATCAATTTCGTCTATCATAATTATCATACTATTTTTATCTGCATAAGACAAGACGTGATCAAGTTCTTTGGTTGTTCGCAGTTTCCTTGTATCAACAACCAGGACATGCTTTTTCAAATAATTCGCACAAGCACTAACAAACCTTGTTTTGCCACAACCCGGTTCTCCGTGTAAAAGAATTCCCAATTTATTCTCCATAGGAACATTGGTTTTATACATTGTTTTTTTTGTATATTTATCTAACAATGATAGGATTTCCGTTTTACAGTCGAAATGTAAATAATCAAATGAAATATTCGGATTAATTTTAGATGTTCCTCCGGTAATTTGTAGATTGAACTGTTGACTTTGTGATTCTATAGTATAAATTAACGAACCGTTGTATGTTTCATTGGTTTCAGTTTGTTTTGAATTCCCCATAATGTGTTTTTTAGCATTGCCCAATACTTCATAATTGTTTGAATAGATATATGATGTAACCGCATCACCAGAGCATAGATACACATAGAATTTTTTTTCATACCAAATAGGCATAAATCTACAATTAAAATTGGAATTAGTAACCCACAACAGTCGTTGTTTATTATTGTTTGTATCAATACGAACAAAGTTTTTATCCGCATGATATTCGAGTATCCATTTCATAAGAACACTGTTTGACATACTAATATTTTCCGTATACACAGCTTCGTCAGCCGAAAACTTTGGTGCGAGTACTGGATAAAACTCCAAGGGATTCTCTTTTTTCCAAAACATATAGGGATTGATTCTCCAATATAATATAGTGGTAATGTCACCGTTTTTCATTCCGTTTATAATAAACCCAATAATACTTGCGAAAATGGTGGATAGAATGATTTGAATATATGAATTGATTCTCATATCTTCAAAAATGACATGTTTGTTGATAAACAAGTTTACGATGTTTTGGATAGGATGTATTAGAGCGTCCATTTTTTGTTAGATCATAATAACGAGAGTTCATAAAATCAATCAATTTTAAATAAAAATGATTGATTTGTGTATTATACAAATCAATATACAAAAATGGGTTGTGATTGGATCGCACACGTAAAATTCATAGTCGAATGCAATGAGAATGGCAAAGTAATCGAATACATCGTTGAGGACCCACAAATAGTGCCTGTATGGTTTACTACTTGTTACGAGTGCGTTCAAGATGATATCGATGAATGGAAGCGCCGCTCTCCCGACACATGTATTTATGCAGATGGAAAATGGCTTATCGAGGATAACAACATCGTCTTTTCAACTGCGGAATGGGGTGGGTTCAAAGGGTGTAACAAATCACACGCATACACGAAATCGAATATAATGAGATTGTTAGGAGAAAAAGATTTTACAAAGATTACAGCAGTTCCAATCGGAATCCAATATTATTAGTTATTATTAATTATAACGTTCGCAGCATTTCAAGTGTATCAATTATTTTTTTCGTTGCATCGACGTCAACGCACGTGTCCACAAGAATCGCCGAAATATCATCATCACTCAATGACGCCATAATACTCCCAGTCAGAAACGCGGTATGCTGTATCTTGAAATCGGTCTTGATCACATTACCGAACAATATATACCGGTCTTTCTCTGTATTCGGTCGTATGACCGCCACACCATTTGTCGATATATAATTATCATAATCGTCGAGGATAATACAATAGGACATTGTTCCCTCCAATTTACTTACGAGAATATCATACTTTTTTAATGTATACTTGGCCCGTGATGGTAATTCCCAGCCATACATTTCCTTATAACTGTACATTGGCGAATTGATCTCGCCGATATCAATATATTTGTATTTTTGGGTCGGAACAATTTTAGTGCTGGTCTTTAGCAGTTTGGCACACTTGCTTACAGGAATAGCATTCGCATCTTTTAGTCGAGCAATCGTCGACTTGTATTTTTTCGTGTATCGCTTGATGTCAAGAATGGTCGATTCCAGCTCATTCGACATAACATATTCGCAAGATTCGCCAGACAGAATTGATTCGCTCAGCGAAACCAGATCATTATCTAATACAGGTTTCAAACCATCATAAACAATTGCCCCGGTCTCGGGAACAACATGATATTTGGGCGGCGTATCCTTTTTCGACAGATTGTAACCGATATTCTCAACACTGGAAATCAAAATCTTATATGGTTCTGTGAAATGTGATTTTTCCACGATCAGTAAATATGTGTTGACACCTGTACCGCTGCGTTTAAACGTATTTTTCGGCAGTTCAATCGAGGCAACCACCCGATGTTTTAGTAACAGCTCCCTCAGTTCCGCACACGTCTTGTTGCTATTTCCGACGTATCCAGAGGGAACAATCACAAACATTCTGCCGCCAGGTTTCAACAGCTTTAGTCCCAGCTCGATAAACAGTATACCGATTTCCTGCTTTGTCCGATTTGCGCCCAACTCGAATTTCGACAATATGTCCGCGTTGGTTACAATTGTGCTGGAACCAAATGGCGGATTCATTGTGACGTAATCATACTGCCCAACTCCGGTATCAAAATCGGCAAGAGAATTCTTGCAAACCATCGTATAATTCGCACATCGATTCAGCTCATAATTGAGTTTGCACAGACGAAGTGCATTCTCATCAATATCCCAAATAGTTTTTGCGCCGCTGTAATATACGAGCAGATCGCCTGTTCCTCCTGCAGGATCAATTGCGACACGTTCGGCGGCCATCAAACCGCAAATGAATTCAGAAATCGTCAGCGGCGTATAGAATTGGTCCAAATCGAATTTCGTCAGCTTGCTTCCGATCAACATAAAGATTGCTTGTATTAGGTCCTTGTTATTGTAATCGAGAGCACCCAACAATTTAACAATTTCATTTTCGGAAGATGCGGATTGAATGAGTGTGATCAGAAGCTCCAGTCGATTTTCTTGTTTCACACCCTGATTGTGAAAATATTGATTGATGTGATTGATTATCTTTGCATTATCCATTTCTGTATTAACCGAATATATGTTTAATATAGAATCAATTTTTATTGTGTATATGTCTGGCTATTTGCTTTATCCTTTGCTTCTTTCGCCTTTGCTTCTTCCTCGAGATATTGTTGATGTTTTTTCTCCATTGTGGCCTGGTCGCTAATACATCCTCTGCGCGCGAGTTTCATTTGAACAATCGATGCGATTAAGATTCCAGTGTATATATACCACGTGAACTCGCCAATATTGTCTCGTTTGTATGATAATCCGAACAACTGTTTTCTCATTTCTTCGCGCTCGTCGGGCAACGTTGATGGTTTTATTAAGGGGTCAATCGTCGACCAGAAATCAGCAAAATTGCGCGGGACTACGCTGTTAATCAAGAACGACGGATTGCCGAATATTTTGGTTATTACGTCGCTTGCTTTGCGAAGAGTACCTTTTTGAACGGCATTAACAACCGGAATTTGTTGGTTAACACTATATGCAATGGGTGGCCGCAAGGATCGATCTTCAAAAACAGGAACATCTGTACCTCCTTTCATTTTACCACCTTTCATGTCACCTATTTCTAAAACCTCCTCTAGCGGTTCATTTACTAAAAGGGTTGTTAATATATTGTGCGCTTGACTCGATACCGAATAGTATCCAATTATATCGGAAAACACACTTTTAAAACCAGGATTTATGATGAGAGTTATGATCATTACGCCAAATATTAACGTCCATGGCAAACACGTCAAGACAAATGCGCCGGCGATATTATCGCCCGTTTCGCCTCCGCAGGTAGACGTTATATTAATTGCATTAATTGTTGTCTGGATAACAACGTTGAGCACAAAATACATGGCTAAATAGATATTATTCCATTTTGTATAATCTTCGTATGATATTGTTTGTTTGTCATAGTTACCACTCTCCTTCGAATTTATCGAAATCTTATGTGTCAACGGGGGTTTCATCATATAATATATAATTGTTGTCAAAATGAAACTCCCGATATTTATATACGTGTAGTCCATATATTTATTGTGTATAATTTAATTTAGAATTATACTTGTATTTTGTAGGATGAATATAGATGAGTTTTTGAAACCATCGCTAACAGAACCAGGTGTCAAATATTTTTTAAGCCAAACCCTAAAACAATGTCATACGGTCAGAATTAAGTATAATAATTTAATTGTAAATATCGGACTCTTTGCAGGATTTATGGTTATTTTAGGAACAATACTTTTGTATAAATACAAAGGGAAACCAACGCTGAAAGATAAGGAGAAAAAAGATCGAGTCAAACAACAATATATTTTATCAAAAATTAAACAAGTGCAAGAAACAAAAAAGAAACTTAGTCAAGAGTTGATTACAGGATTGCCTTCATGGGATAGCGAATTTGACGCCATTTACAAAAAAGTTTAAACCGATGAAGATTTCAAATGGGACGCCTGTGGCGTCTGTTTTTAAGCGAAGCAAAAAAACTTATCGGTCATAATTCTTCAAGGGTGTAAATAAATCGTCTAGATAATTTATGTGGCAAATATCGAAATAATATATATTCTAAATGTATAATGAGTAACGAAGATTTCAGTAAATATTATAAATTAAAAAGCCAATATGAGATGAATTGGGCAAAACAAAAGAAAAAGGTATTGACCAACGACGATTTAAGTAAACGAGAGAAGCGAGAAAAGATAAAATTGCTGAAACCCAATTGCATTTCCTGCAAAAACCCGGGAGGCACAATTTTTTCGATGAAATATGATTCGGAAGAAAGGGTGCGATTTTTGAGCGCGAAATGTGGCAACGTATCTGATCCGTGCAATATGAATATTCGAATTTCTGCCGGGAGATTTATGTCCATTGGTGATATTATATCTGAACAAGAAATAGAGCTTGCAGATCTGAAAAAGAAGATTATCGCAGATAAAAATAATCTGTTATTTGGGTTCACAACAAAGGAGGCTGTGTTAGAACGTTTTGAAGATATGAAATACGGTATATCATCGGCGACATCGCTATTACACGAATATATTCGCGAATATAATGATATAACCGACGATAAAGATAATATTGAACGATTAAATGGGTTAGCTTCGGAAACTTTTGTAATTATTAACTCTATAAAAGAAAGTATGGCAAAGTTTGATACAACTCAAAACACCCAGTTTGTCATAGATGCAGTTTCAATGAATGTAAATGATCTTGTTCCGAAATTAAACGAGATCATGAGTTTAAAATACAAAAGTTCTCATGTTTTTTTCGATGAAGACAATAACACATATCATTTGATCCAGGAAGCACGAACAATTGAAAGCATGGTGATTGATATTATTGAACCGGAAGTCATAACATTTAATATGAATCCTTCAGTAGAAAAGGCGCCTTCAAAGGTTCCCGCGACAAAAGCTCTACCGGCAAAAATGCAAACGATCGAAGCCCCCAAGAAAAACATAATTATTGAGAGCTCTTCGTCTTCCGCCTGAATATAATAATACGTAAATATATACAATGTTCCAATATATTTCACTATCTACCTTCTTGATAAGTTTCGCAATTGGATTATTTTTCGTATATATTTTAGGTCCCGAGATGAAGACTATTTATATATACCCGAGCCCTGATAACATTGATAAAGTGTTATTTAAGGACAAGGCGGACAATTGTTTCCAATTTAAGTCGACAGAAGTGAATTGCCCGACTGATAAATCATTAATACACGACATTCCGATTCAAGGATAAAATCTATTCTCATAATAGTATAGAATGGTTAATTTTGGTAAATTTGTTCATACACAAACAGGTAAATACATAATGTCTATTTTGCTTGGGTTTGGTTTAGCATCGCTTTTTCGAACTGTATGCAAGGATAAGGAGTGTGTTATATTTCATGCACCTCCATTAGAGGAAATTAAAGACAAAATATACAGTCATGACAATAAATGTTATAAATACACTCCGGCTGTGACAAAATGTAGCAAAGATAAAAAAATAGTAGAATTCAATGCTTAATCATTCCTATAATGCGTAAATATTTGAATCAATCAATCTTTGCAGGTAGTATGAGCGGCACAACTAGTATTTCCGATTTACCGTCTGACCTTTCCGGACCCAACAATATATCTATTGATAATAAGGGAATGACTCTTGACCAAACGACAATTAACCAAATCGTAAATGGATTACAACAAGCGACAGTTGCTGGGACTACGCTGCTTCCTTCGAGAGATATACCTCAAACCACAACCCATATAAGCAATGATCAACAAACCCAGCCAAATTATATTCCGACGCCGGAAAAACATGTTGACTATATTAGAAACTATGAGCAGCCGTCCGACATGATTGATGAATACAATCGAACTGCGAAACAGCGCGATTCGTTGGATGAAATGTACGCGGAGCTGCAAACCCCGTTCTTGCTGGCAGTGCTTTATTTTATGTTTCAATTGCCATTCTTTCGGAGGTATTTGTATAAGTATTTTCCAGTATTGTTTGCGAGTGATGGGAATATGAATCTGAACGGATTTGTCTTTAATAGTGTATTGTTTGGACTCTTGTTTTATGCAATAAATAAGGTAACTGTTCATTTTAGTCGTTTTTAGTAGCGAAACGAATGGGATGTTCAAAAAATGATTTTTATTTAATTAAAAACTACATAATAACAACAACTAATATTTATTTATGTAATATCCCATTCAAAAGATGCCGTCTGTACCATTATAATAATGTATTCATACTATTTTCATATATGTTTGTTGACTCGTACAATACATCGGAGGGATTTCAGTATACCCATTCGATTCTATTATGTTCTTTTCTTTCTCACTCTGCACATGTTTACTGAAAATACAAATGGTTTGTTTTCCTGACTTGTAATACTTTCAAACTTTTGTGATAGTTTATAATACCTGCAGGGAATCTCATATTTTTTCGTGATGTTGTATGTTTTCACAAAATTATTCCGATTGATTACAATTTGCTCAAGAGGTCCGTACGAGTCTACACTGACGCGATGGTTTCCCCAATAAGAACCTTCGTATATTTTTGGATAAGATGTTTTCTGAAATTTAAAATCATTATTTGCTTTGCACTCGCTATACAATGTCATTATAGATATATGATATATAGATTTATATCATATATAAATCAATTTTTTTTACTATTGATTTTATATGATGAGTAATCATCCAACCTTTAGCATAACGACCTTATCAATATAATCACAAAATAACATATATATATGCGATTTGTTTGAAAACTTATGCGTTTGAAAATTCCCGTCTTTCGAATGGGATGTCATATATAAGATTTATTATTTAGTTAATCGCGTTATAGTTCCAATTAGTAAATCGTATTGTATACTAATTGAAAATGATATGTGAATATGCGAATAAGCTGATTGATAATTTGCCGACGAAGCCAGACAAACCAACACGAATTGATTTGGTTTTGGACGGCGGACTATTTAACGGAAGCTATCTCGTAGGCGCACTCTGTTTTCTGAAAGAAATGGAGCGTCGCAACTATGTAAAAATTGAACGCATTTCGGGATGCAGTATTGGGTCAATTGTTGGTCTACTATACTGTATTGATTCGCTTGATATGACAGAGCCGTTGTATAGTATACTTTACAAGAATATCCAATCGACTCGCGATTTTAGTATACTGAAAGAGATCCGCGCGTTGTTGGGAAATAAGCTCACCGATGACACATTGCAACATGTGAACAAGCGATTATACGTCACTTATAATAATATACAGAAGCGCACAAAACAAGTTAAACATACATATAACAGCGTGGATGAACTTATAAATACTATTATAAAATCGTGTTTTATGCCTGGCGCAATTGATGGCAATCTTCTCTACAAGGAAAAATACATGGATGGTATTTTTCCACATATATTCGAGCCGAAGAAGGGGCGACGAATTCTTCATTTGGATCTGCTTGGATACGATAAGATCTATAATATTGCGTGTGCGAAAAATGAGCGAACCAATTTCCATCGCATTTTGTCTGGGTTGTTGGATATACATACGTTTTATGTCAAACAATCGAATACGTCAATGTGCAGTTATATCGATAATTGGGGCATTTATCATACGGGAAGAAATTATTGTCGAAGATTTATCGATTGTATAATTATTTATTTGATATATTTCACAGTTTTTGTAAAGAATCGAATTCCGAATTGCATCACAAATAATATAACAAGTAAAATTGCCTCGAAGCTTTTATACGAGACATATAAAATACTCGTAGAAACGTATATTGTTTAGATTACTACCTCAATTTGCGCGTTCCTCGGCTAAAAATATCGAATAGCCTGCGCACGGTCTTTTGTTTCTTCTTTTTTGGTTTTGCTCTCTTTTTTGGTGTAGCGTTGCCTGACAACTTCCCCTTTGTCGGCTTGTAGTTCAAAAACCATTCCTCATATTCGCGAGTTCCGCGTTTGTTTTTTAGTTTCTTGTACATGTCGTTTTTAGCCGCGCGCATTTCACTTACGGTGTCGTGATGACCATAACACTCAATACTGAAACGACGTAGAAGTCCCTTTTGAGCTAGACGATTCTTCTGTTGAACATCAAATAATAATTGTGCCATGCAGATAATTCTCTCGGAAAACTCATTGTAATATGGTCGATCTGCGTATAAAAACGCAAGCATAAAACTTAACATTGTATCAATTGTTGCAACGCGAATCCGTTTGTTGCCTAGTCTTAATACATTGTAACTGTGACAAGAGATCGGTTTATATATAAATGCGATTGTGTCATTGCCGACTTTGACCTCATAATGTTCAGGAATAATTTCCCATAACGAATCATGTTTGATTATCTTGACATTTTTGATATTATCGTCGAGCAATCGTTCCTTGACGATTTCGGCGGTTGATTCGGGGTCTAATGCAAGCACATCAAAGTCTGCGATTTTCTTGAACGATGTCAGACGACGTTTGGACATATAATGCGAATACATCGTGATCGCATATCCACCCAAAAAAACGACTCCTTGATTGATAAGAGTTGTCCTTACATTATCGAAAATAATATCTTCATTTTCTGGATTTGACATTTCTCTCTGATATTCGTCTGGACAGCTTGTGGTCGTTAAAGGGTAGTGTTTATTCAACAATGTAAGGCGTTTGAATACTTTTTCGAATCTATCCAATTGTCCTTCGGGTCTCGATAACTCCACGTACATTGACATTTTCAAGAAATTCGGAGGACAGTATAAAATACCGCTGACCCGAACAGCGGTTTTTTTAACTGTATCGAATAACTCTTTCGGCATAAGTGTAATATCAGCAACCCCGATAAAATTACAATAGACTTTAAATGTGCCATGATGAACACCTGCCTTGGCTTCGACTTCTGTATATCCTTGATTTGAAAAAATATCTGCTAATTCCTTTGCATCATCAAGTGCATTTGGAGAATAACAATCGTAGTCGCTCATTTCGACATTTTTATTGTAAATTTTGTCTTCATCCGGCAATAACGCATCAATCGCAACGCCGCCATAACAAATTAGACCCTTTCGTTTAAGAAACGTCTCGACAGTTGATATCATTTCTTGGACTTCGGGTGTATTTACAATTAGGTTACCTTGTTTCGTTTCAGCTAAATCAACGGCAGTTCTGAGAATTGCCAGCTCGCAATCGTGAAATGTCATTGATTTATCACATAATGTTTGGTCCTTCTTCATTATATACTATTTAGAATAAAAATTGCCCACGCTAGTATGGAACTGGTATATTATATCTTAAGATCATAATAATCTGATTTAATTTGTCTGGGCGCATATGATAATTCGGGTCGCTGCTCTACAGGTTCCGCAAGTTTAATATCATGACCGCGCAAACGATCCGGTTTCAAACTAAATGCGTGTCCAGCTTCATCGAAGAATTTTTCATTTTCATTCAAAAACGAATCGACGTATTGATATCGCATTGCGACTAACTGACAGCCAGCAGCCCTGCAATACAGTCCGCTCGGATTTGCCGGATTAATATTGTTGTCTGGAAGAATAATCGATAATGAGCGACGATTGTATTCTATTAGATCATTCATGTCAGGTGCATTTTTAACATCGGCGTACCGATATGAACGCATAAACATCGATCCGCTTGTAAGGTTGATATATTCGAGCAATTCCTTATTGTCTAAAAATGTTGTATTTGTGCGATCGACTACCAGAATGATTTTTCCCATAAAATCGGATAATGGTTGTCCTCCTAGATTTCTTCCTTTGTTTTCAAAACTGTATGACTTTCCTAGCAAAATACCGGTAGTATCACTATTATATTGTTCAAATATTTTGGCAAGAGCAGTATACATTTTTTGATGGTTACTCTTGAACCTCAAATGGATAACAAGTGGGTCTTTATAATTAGGGGCTCCGCTGCTAGATAATGCGTAGGTTTGAATTGTTTGCATCACATCTGCAAACTTGACATGATTATATGTTTCCTTAATGAATAAATTGTCGGATGTGGATGTGGATACTATAGGTTCGTCATTGATTGAATATATTTCAAAATCAAGACACCTTACCCCGTCGCGAATCACCGCCTTTAAATTGCACAAATCCACATAATCATTTGTGTAACTGCCTCCGCTGCAGGCATTGAATGCGGTCTTGATATAATAATCGTAAAACTTGTTTTTAAATTTATCGTTGTTTGGATTGATTGATTTTATATATCGATTCGTAGTGTTTTCTGGGTATAACACGCTCATATAATCACATTCGGATTTCTGTAATCTCACTTTGTAAACCGCATATAATGACATGCATATTAATATAACAAGTGTGAATGCTAAAATCATCGTGGCTGCAAAATCCTTGTCCATATTCATAATATTATTCATTATATCTTTTGTTGTATCTACCGTTTTCGACATATAGTATACGAAGATAGTAAAATATTATATTAATTTTCAAATTAGTTAAAATAATATTATGATAGGTGTATATGACAGGTGGATTATTGAATCTCGTATCCGAAGGTAACCAAAATGTAATATTAAATGGTAATCCGAGCAAAAGTTTCTGGAAATCGACATATGCAAAATACACGAATTTTGGATTGCAGCGGTTTAGACTGGATTTTGAAGGCACTCCGACATTGAGATTGACGGAGGAATCAACATTTACATTCAAAGTGAAGAGATATGCCGATCTGTTGATGGACTGTTATTTGACAGTGACATTGCCGAATATATGGTCGCCGATACTGCCGCCACAAACTCTCGAGAATCCAGATGGATACAGTGACTGGGCGCCATACGAATTCAAATGGATCGATAATATTGGCGCACAAATGATCAGTGAGATCACTATTACGTGTGGCAACCAAACAATTCAACAGTATTCCGGTCAATACTTGTTGTCTACTGTCCAGCGCGATTACAGTGCGGAAAAGAAGGCATTGTTTAATGAGATGATTGGTAATGTGAGCGAACTGAATGACCCTGCGAATGCTGGTGCGCGCGTCAATTCGTATCCGAACGCATATTATACGGATAACCCTGTAGGCGCCCAACCATCTATTCCAAGCCGCGTGCTATATATTCCTCTGGGCGCATGGTTCAATTTGAAGACGCAAATGGCATTTCCGTTAGTCGCGCTGCAGTATAACGAATTACAAGTCAACGTGACGTTTCGACCGATTAATCAGCTGTTTAAGATCCGGGATGTATTTGACGCCGCGAACAATTTCCCGTATGTTGCGCCGAATTTCAATCAGTATTATATGCAGTTGCATCGATTTTTGCATCCACCACCCGATGTTGAACTCGGATTTGGTTCGTATTTGGATACGCGATCTATTTGGAATTCAGAAATAAATATGAATTGCACATATTGTTTTCTCTCGAATGATGAATCGCGATTATTCGCCAAGAATGAACAGAAGTATTTGATCAAGCAAGTTCACGAAACTTCCTATTATAATATTACTGGACAAAATAAGGTGGACTTGGAATCCCTTGGACTCGTCACAGGATGGATGTTTTATTTTAGAAGAAGTGATGCGAATTTGCGCAATGAATGGTCGAATTACACGAATTGGCCGTATAATTATTTGCCGAGTGATGCTTATCCTGCGCCGACTGATACTGGATACAAGAACCCGGATCCGTTGGGTCCGATAACAATTGGTCCGGGCACAAATCCCGACGGAACATCATCTGGACTCATGATCAATCAACTCTACAATCCTCAAAACAGAAAAGAGATTTTAGTTGAGCTAGGAATTCTTTTGGACGGACAGTATCGAGAGAACATGCTTCCCGTAGGAATTTTCGATTACGTTGAAAAATATACGCGAACTGCAGGAAACGCGCCGAGTGGTCTTTATTGCTATAATTTTGGTTTGAATACAACGCCATATGATTTGCAGCCATCCGGTGCAATGAATATGAATAAATTTAAGAATGTGCAATTTGAGTTTTCGACAATTGCGCCGCCGCTGGACCCCAATGCACAAGTGCTGACGATCTGCGATCCCGAAACTGGTGATATAATAGGTGTCAATAAAAGCAGATGGAATATTTATGATTATAATTATGACTTGTATGTGATGGAGGAGCGTGTGAACGTGGTTACATTTGTGGGTGGTAATGCGGCGTTAATGTATGCTACCTAGTCAACCTTTCATAACTGCGTGTAAAAGGTTGATCCAAATCATTCACTTTGAATATAACAAAGACGGTTAATCACAACCACGAAGATTTTTTCTCCACTTTTTATAAAAGTGGATAGTTTCACTCAGACCTGTTTCCATATCTATAAACGACACACTTGGTAAAATAGATCGCAGCTTCGTATTGTCCGCGGTTTTCTTGTATTGACCGTCACTGAATGCATCATTGTATACCAATCGATGAGCATAACTGAAGTTGTTTGCGATCATTCGTGCAACGCTGTCAATCGAGTATTCGACCGAGTCAGAAATAATTACCGACTCTTTATTCAACACACCTACTAATTTAAGCACAATAAATGCCAGGTTGTTCGCGTAAATGAACTGTCGTAGTGGTCTCCCAGTGCCTCTTACTTCAAAATCGATCCCATCTCGTTTAGCTATGTAACATTTATTAATAAGAGACGGAATCACATGACCATCTTCAAGTGAAAAATTGTCATGTTTACCGTAAATATTCGTCGGTATAATGCACGAGTAATTAGTGTTGTATTGCGAATTGTATGCGTTGCAGTGGATCTCCATCATTCTCTTCGCATACGCATATGCATCATTGGAATCATGTGGAGGACCAGCGTGCAACATCGATTCATTTATGGGATAAGTTGTTTTGTCTGGGAAAATGCATGTAGACAACACACAAATAGCATTCATTATTCCTGACTCGTAACAGCATTTGACAATATTGTAATTCATTATCAGATTTTTCTCCAACATGCCGACTTTATCGTTCATGTTCTTAAAGAGTCCGCCCACGTTGGCGGCCAAATGCAGAACGCAGTTGGGTTTATACTGTCGGAATAATTTGAGTGTCGCATCATAATCGGTTAAATCGCAATCAGCGCTGGTTGCAAAGATGAATTCGTGATCGAAATATACCGATTCTTCGCGAACTGCCATCCCAACGAGCCCATTTGAACCGGTGACCAAAATTTTCATTATATTATGACATGTGAAAATATATCTATATCAATATTGATTATAATTATGAATTTGTGATTGAGAACCGATGGCAGCTGTGACTAAAGCATCTATACGGGTATTTTGAATACTTTTTTTATTCATTTTAGCAAATGGTTCTAGTATAGTGTTTGTAACAATGAACCAAATGATAATTGCAGATGCCCAATTTACTTTCGTCAGCAGCCCCATTATTATTATATTTTACTTTAGAACGTGAAAATCTGTACAAATATTATATCTTTTAATTGTATGTCAGAAAGCGATACACAAACTATAGATGAAAAAAAGAATAAAACAAGCGATGAAGCAAATGTTGATATTAAGCCTGGACAATTTGTTAATTTTTTAAAGATGTTTGGATGGTTTTGTCTATGGCTGATTGCATTTTGGGTACTTGGCAGTTGTGTTTTGTTTCAGTGTAAGGTAGGACAATCGAATATATTGCCAACGGATATTAATGCATTTCCATATACGGACACTGAGCCAAAATTCGGATATACAAAAGACAATCATACCAACGAAGAGACCATAAAAAACAACTATGTAAATATATTCAAATTTTTTGAAGGCGGAAAAGAACAGAATATGAAGTTGTTTTTTGATTATTATTTACAGAATGAAAAGAATAAATTTATCAATCAGGACTTATATTTGAATGGCAGAGCTTCCAGAATTGATCCGAAAACAGGGTGGTTCGGAATGTATACAACGTCATTGTTTCAAGGCGTAACGAGCTTTTGCTTTTCAAGGTATAGTCAGGTATTTCAACTAATGAATTCAGTGTTAAATGAAACCACGATGTTAATTTTAGGACCGTTCATAATGGCATATGCATTTTTTGTGATTACAGGATTAAATTTTATTTACCTGTTTTGGTTGTATTTTAAAAATATGAGCTGGTTCTTCATGGAGAAATATGATACACCTAGCAACGATGGAGGAGAAGATATAAGTGGAAAAGATACAAGTGCAGGTAATCTAATTGATTTAAGACCGGGCGCTCCTCCTATAAACCCCGCAGGTACTAATGAACTACTTGATTTTAGGAAAAAGGTTCCTGTAGAGGTTGAAATGCGTAATTTGAAGAAAGATGGTGAAATTAATAATATTGGCGAAAACTCTGTATCTACGAAAGAGTCTGATGTTAAGGTGGGTGGTGCCGATGAAGATAATGTCTCTCCGCCTCCCAAAGCTAAGCACGCGAAATGGAAACAAACATACGGATTTAAGGGCTTTCTCTATGTGTTTGTAAATTTATTGGGACTATATGGATTATATCCACTTATATTTGGTATACTGTCATTTTACACATCGTTATCTTGTTGGGTAACAACATTAATGTACAGTTGTAAAATAAAAGATGATAAAACAGAAGAGACGATTGGGTTCGGTCGTATACTGACAAAGAATCTGTTATACCAGATACCAACATTTGCAATCCTTTTTCTCTTGTGGTTACCGCAAGCGTCATGGAGAACGTTAGGACCGTATGGATTAGTGTGTTCGATAATCGTTATTTTAATGTTATTGTTTGGCGCCCTGTTCTATAAATCTGATGACAAGACTTCAAAGGAACAGTCTTATAATTTGAAGGATATATTCAAAACTATACCGCAGAAACCAATCTCAGCGAACAGTAATTATGAACCAATAACACGAATATATGAGGAAATCGACTGGGATGCAAATGATTTCACCGCTGGTCAATCATGGTCGGAATGGTTTATCGAAACATGGAATTATTTGAATGGTAAAGAATCGACTGGAAAAAAGGCTAGTGACGATGTAAAAGCTGTCACAACGAATGACGATGGCTCTGTGAAAATGACTACTGTTGGAGAGATTAACAACTTGACTAACACTCCTGAAAACAAGGCTTATCTCGATAAACTAATATCTGAATACGATGCGAAACTCAAGGATGTCTCTGGTAAAACGGGACAAATAAATAAAATTAAAACGGAAGAGTATAACTCGATTATAAAGGCATCAAATTCTGCGCTAGAAAATTTTAATAAAAATGGTTCAAGTGAACCAGAGATTGTGGTTCCAGCATCAAGTAATGTAGTCAAAACGCCATCTGTACCAAATTCTCAGATCCAAAAAGGAACGTCTTCTAAAAATGAAACAACTGATATTGGCTTTATAGGCGATAACAAATTAGGTGGTGGCGCAAGTGTAAAAGAGTTCGATCGCGCAGTTCGTCGTTTGAAACGGGTATTGAAAGGGATTTAAGAAAAAAAGATATAAAGAATCACCGATTATTATTTAAATGAAGAAAAAGCGTTTGCCATTTGTTAGTATATGCACCCCGACATTCAATCGACGCCCGTTTATTCCATATATGCTGAAATGTTTCGAGCATCAAACGTATCCAAAGGATAAAATGGAATGGATCATTATTGACGACGGTACTGATCCAATTGGCGATTTAGTTTCGCATATACCCCAAATCAAATATTTCAGATACGAAACCAAAATGACTCTTGGATCAAAACGTAATCTCGCACATGCAAAGAGTACGGGTGATATTATAGTTTATATGGATGACGACGATTATTATCCACCAGAAAGAGTCAGTCACGCAGTAGAAATGCTACACCAAAACCCGAAAGCATTATGCGCAGGGTCGAGTGAAATGCATATTTATTTCAAGCATATTAATAAAATGTATAAATTTGGTCCATATGGACCGAATCATGCGACAGCTGCAACTTTTGCATTTCGTCGCGAGTTATTGAAACAAACTGGCTATGAAGAAACCGCTGCTGTAGCCGAAGAAAAACACTTTTTGAAGGGATATACAATTCCATTTGTGCAATTAGATCCGATCAAGACGATTTTGGTCTTCTCTCATGAACAAAATTCATTTGATAAAAAGTCTCTGCTTGCAGACGCGCCGAATCAATATGTCATGCCGTCCACGAAAACAGTTGACGATTTTATAAAGGATTTGGAAATGAAGACGTTTTTTATGTATAATATAGATGAAATTTTAAAGACGTATGAACTCGGTAGTATGAGTTACAAGCCCGATGTGACAAATCAGTTAAATGAACTTAAAACGAAACGAGAGAAAATGATACAAGAACATAACCAACAACAACAGATGCGAAATGACGTTATTCAGCGTCTTCAAATGCAACCAGATCAATTAATCGCATCATATCAATCAAAAATTAATGAAATGAATAAGATCATACAGGAGTTATTGAGTGAAAATGTGACGCTGAAAGAAACGAACCAATATTTGAATACTAAGATGAAAGAGATTATAACGGACAAAATAAAAACAATTCAAGCAAATAAGGAAAGTGAATATATTATTGTATCGAACGAATTGCATTAAAGCTCATCCGATCCAGATCATATTTAGTAATTTCATCATAGAGAGTCATACAACCGACCTTATTGTCGAGTTTACTCACATCAAATATAAATTTTGATCCAGAAGATGCGCTAAATGTGTAAAATATTCGGTCTTCATATTCGGTTGTGGTTGAGTAATAATACTGGTCATCGTGACAATTGATGATATATTTAACAATTGTCTCATCAACTACAACATTATTCGTTAGCATAAATGATTTCGACATTTTTACACACTTGAATATTTATCTATATTAATCGCTATAGATAAATAATACAATCAATTTTTTTACAATTCCTCCTCCGCCTCTTCTACTTCAATTTCAATTTCCTTGTCTTCTGTATCGGCTGCATTTTCCTTTGTATATTTTTCCAAATATCGGTACATGCGATTAATATCCAGTTTCGAAATATCATGATTTTCAAAAATGTTCAGGATTGTTGCATCATCATATTTGGTTTTTAGATCAACAAAAAACCCGAATAAATCTTTCTTGTCCATCCCGAGCTGTTGACACAAATCTTGAACAAAAATAGAATTATTATATTCTGTCGAATATTTTGTGAGAACTTTGGTAAAACGAACCTCCGACGGATTAAATGCATCTTTCTTTTTGAAATGATCATGATACAATTTGTTATTTTTCATAGTTTTTATTAATGAACTCATCTCGTTAAACTGCCATATCTGTTTTTGGAATGTAATTCTATCAATATAATCGGCGAAACAAATATTATCGAGCTGTTTGATATAAAACGGAATAGATTCACTCTTCTCCTTCTTTTCAAGAACATCAATAATGTTTTCGTGCCAAAGTAGTCCGACACTAGTCCGATCCGTCTCATTCATAATGTTTATGTGATTATCAATATTATAATATCCATTTATCAGTTTGTGAGTGATTCGCTTGGTGTCATCATTGTATGACTTCATTTGAAATATATTCGCAATTATTTCATTGTCAAATATTGTCGGATTCGTTTGGTAAATCGAATGTATGTGATGTATTTTTCTTAAATCTGACTGCACGAATGATAGTAATTTGGTTTGGAGAGTTTTCGAAATATCAGGCATCAACGTTTGGAATAGACTGGTTATTTGTGCAACTGTTGGAACATTCAAATCGATCAAGTGACATACCTTGATAAGCTCTTTGATCTTTTTGTCAATTCGATAATTTCCAATACAAATAATAGGATTTATAGTGACCTCTTCCAATTTCTGTTTTTTGGTCTTCTTTGGACGAATCAGTTTAATCAATGTGTTTATACCGCCTTTGTCACCATTGTTCATGCCATCGATTTCGTCCATAACAATTGCAATCCGCTTGATTTTCTTGTTGAAAAGCCCCATGATATTTTTGTCGGACATGTTGTGCTTGGTGATTTCGTCGATTACGGATTTATTACGAATATCACCCGCATCATATTTGATAACATCGTAACCGAGACTGTTTAAAATATTCATGACGAATGTCGTTTTTCCAGTTCCTGGTTCGCCGCAAACGTAAATCCCCTTTTTAAATAGAAAATTGTGTTTATTTTGCTCGAATGAATTTAAGACCGCTGATATATTTGCGGCTTGTTCTGTTCGATTTAATAATTGATTCATATCCAATTGATTCATTGTATATGAATATTGTCGTCCTTTTATGTCATTGTTGATCGATGATATTTTTTATTACTAGTCAATTTCAACATTTATTTCAATAGGAATGTCGTTAACATTATCACCACCACCCACAAGATTATCACCTGAAGGTTCATCAATATATTCAATCTGCATATTTGTTACATTAGAACCTCCGCGCAACATTACTGGATTTTCTAGCCATAAACCCCATTCCCCCTTTCTAGTTTTATACAATTGTTGTTGTGCGTGAAGTTGGTTAGTTATTGTATCTACACCACGTTCTATATGGTCTTGGAATGAGTTATGCGAAAGAGGTGATATATATCGTTTATTTGTATCTATGGATTCTCTCGAATATGCGGACAAACTAAATATAGATTCTAGTTTTAATGGACCAGTCATATTTACTAATGTATATTGTTTTGGGTTCACTTGCGGTGAAACTGATGCTGAAAATAAACTAAACGATGGTGCTGTATTCATGTATTGACTAACCACCACTTGTAAATCTGTATATAATGACAAATCAAAATAGAAATCGTGTGCTGTTCTGAAACAAAATGTTTTATTGTATTTTAACACAAGATCAATTACATTTTGTAAAAACAAGTAGTGTTTGAGCATGTCACCGTCTTCTCGTTCGAATTGTTGTAAATTTTTATATAAATTTTCCCTAAGCTCGTCAATAAATCTTTCTACTACTTTTTTGTATCTATCAAACAACATAAAGCTAGACGTTTTTAATCTCTTGACTTGTTTGGGTATTTTATAGAAGTCTTCTAATTCTTGAAGTTGTGTCATCATTATAGGTGTTAATTCTAATTCTATAACTTTTTTATCTGCGTCTTTTGTGTCTTCTGCAACAAAGTTATATTGTTTCAGATGTTGAAATATCAACACTGCAAATTTAATCGCAGCATTTCTTTCATCGTCTTTACCAGATTTACCAACAGCAACTCGCTCGGCACGATGTTTTGGCGAAACAAGTAACCCAATATCCTCTGCTGCATACTGTAGTCCCATTGTAGGTCTTAATTTGTAATATGATTGACCATCGTCACCAGTGTATCTGACACCTATAAATTGTTGTACTGCTGGAGCTGGAAGAAGTCTAGGAAAAAAATCTTCTAGGTCAGTTTCAAGAACAGGAGGAGAAGGATCTTCTACGTCATTATTCTTTTTATCAATAGTTTTTTGGTCTACCTTCTTAAGAACAATATCTAATGGTGAACTAAGATATTTACTAGACGCAATAAGCGTTCCGTTGTCATCGTCATAAATTTTATAACTGATTTTAACATCCAAGCTTAAAATATCTACCACCCAATTAAATAGAGCTCTAAACGAACACATTCGTTCTTGTTTGGTAGAATCTATTACAATCTTCAATATGCGCGAACCGAATTTCACATTGATTGTGCGTTTAAATTTGAAGTAGTCATTTTGTTCGAAGAAAATGGTAAGGAATTGTAATATGAAAATTAATTTATCTATAATCGTCTCGCTCTTGGATGATGTTCTTGTATAATATAATTTAGCATCAATGTCTGCTGTAGTCTCTGTAAGTATTCCCCACGCCCATCGTTTGTGCGAATCTCCTCCGACACATTCTACGCGCATACCTTGAGTCGACACGGAATCTTGCAATAATACTAATAATAAATTGATTATTTGACGTAAACTAGGAAGATCGTTATTTCCATTACCGCCTCCATGACTATCCAATATTATTTGACTATTAAAACTTTTAAACCAGTCTTTCAACGACATACCAACCTTGGTAAAATTGCCGTTTGAACCATCATCATTGGGTACATAAGAGTTATCGTCGTCAGGACCTGGCGGTTCTTCTTCAGGAGAAAGAGGAGGTGCATCGCATATTTTAGCTCCGTATATATTAAGAATATCAAGGAATAGTTGAGAGCTTTTTGCGGTATAAAATTCTTTCGCATATCTACGACGCGATTTTTCTTCTATTATCATACGTCTTTTTTGGTCGGGATCAATACCGATTTTTTTCTCAATTGTCAACTCAAGCTTGAACGGGTCTAAAAATGCAACCGTAAACCAACTGTGATGAATATTAAAAAGAATATCTGGTAACCCAACTGAATCAACTCCGCGAAGTTTTGAATATATACTTCTAAGAAACTCGAGTCGGGATTTATCTCGGTTATAGCGCATACTTGACAATAAAAGAATACCATCTAGATTAAGTTTGTTTCCTTTCATGTAGTTAGAGAATGACGCTGACATAACGGGCGAATATGCAAACTCCGTAGTTACCAGTTCAATAGTTTCGGGAAGCTGTGAAAAATCCTGGACAATCTTTTCGTCGGTATCACCAAAAGACTCTATAATTCGTTCAACAAGATCGGTATTTAATTGCAACACAAGTGATATTTGGGTTCCATATATAACCTGTTGCGACGCTTCCTTTTCGGTATCGTTCTTAACAACGCAATTATATAATAATTCACTTTTAAACTTTTGATCTACTTTATCACCAAACACTCCTTTATTAACTGTTTCTATATAACCAAAAATTATTTTTGTGTGTTCGAGTAAGATTCCCGAAAGATCTATATCCGATTTAATAAAACCTACGTTTTTTCCAACGTCTCCAATAAGTTTACTTTTTGCTGTTTTAATTTTATCAAAATTACCGTTTAATTGTGGTATAAAACATAAATTTAAACACAATGGTCTTAGTTTGAGACGATACATTAATTTTTTGTCTTTGAATTCTTGAGCATTTCTGGCAGCCTCGAAAAACAATACTTCGCGATGATCGACCGGTTGGGCCGGAGGCATATTAAATTGGACTAGTCTTCTCTCGATTTCTTTAGTTTTAGTTTGCGCGTAACCGATTGTCTGTTCATCTAGCGCATATTCGCCGTACACTAGTCGATATATCCCGGCATTACCGCCGACGGGATTTAGCGTTGATTCAAAATAATCTTTAAATTTTCTCACTTTTTCTGGTTTGCTTGCTGCAGCAGAAGAAGAAGCAGAAGCAGAAGCAGAAGCAAAAGCAGAAGCAGAAGCAGCAGATTTTGCAAATAGTCGTCGAGTAACAACCTCTACCCAATTAATAGTTTCATCATTAATAATTGCGAGATCACTATTATCTTCTTCGATATCAGACATTGATCTATAATATGATATGTATTTAATAATTATCCGACTATAAGTATTAAATCATTGGAGAATTAAAAATGGGTAAAAATATTTATAATCTCAATTACGTAGTCTTATCACACGGATTCTGCACTCCATATGTGATACCATCCCAACTGATTTTATGACTGTTCGCCCAATTATATTTCGCACATACCCCTCCATCCCCGGTAAATTCATCACTATTAAAGTCCATTACGACATGATCCGTTTCCGTATTGGGTGGAAATGTCCCTAAATTCTGAATGTTAATGCATTTTGTATTATTTCCAGAACCGTCGACAATCCAATAGTCAGGACACGTCGGCACGATTGGCGGCCATGATTGTCCTTTGGCATTACTCAAAGTAATTCCAATAAGCACCAAACAGACAATTAATAATATGATGGCCACAATTAATACCGTCTTTTGAAAAGTTTCCATTGTATAAACTAAACCGAGATAATTTTTCTATTTCTGTAATATAAATGAATAACAACGGTCGTATTAATATAAAATGTCCCGACACTTCAGACTTATTCAATTTGTATGACAAAATTCCAGCGCATCAATGTAGCACATTTAGGAATCCGACAGAGGGGCTTTGGAATGAAACCCAATTGTCTAGCACATTTTTCTCTCAGACTAACATCCAGATTTTGCAAAATGGAATACGCGCTGGAGTGTATAAGAGATCCAATGGTCAATATACGATCGGACCGCAGGACTGCGATTCTCTCAAGATCATTATGCGCAGTGTATTTTTACAGCACGCCGCTAATAAACTTACTAATATTACAGAGCAGGTGAACGAGTTGAACAAGATTGTTCTGAATTACTGTATTCAGCAAGTGTATAGTGAAGCGCTTGGTTATATGAAATATATTCAAGATGTGAGCACATTGGCTGTCCCGATTGCTCATCCAGTTTTTATGAAAAATAATGATAAGGAGCTCGAATTCAAACGCTGGTTCTAGTCAACCTTTGGAAAAGGTT